GAAGGACCTTGGTGTAGGAATTGGTTTAGCAAAGTCTCTGGTTTCCAGAAATGGAACCTTGGAGTTTGCTAAACGATTCTTTGCCAAGGGTGTAGACGTGTCTCCTATCCCCTTTAAGGAGATAGTGACATGTTTACACGACTTTGAGTCTAGTACATTCTTTATACAGAAGTATAATTTAGGTGCTAGATCCATTGCCGCTCTAGTCGGTTACGGGTATCGCGTCCGTGGACGCCTTGTTGGCCATTTTCGAAGTCTTCCTCGAAAACTGTCTACTGTAGGTATATGGCGTTGTTCGCCATGAGGTCCTTTTAAGTATAATTGAGCTACGTGATTAAATATCACTAGCTTTGTTATGCGGAAAGAGTGGGTAGTGCTCAGTCATGTTCGATGACCGGCACTACCAGAATTCGCAAAGCCTCCCCTTCAAGATCTGGCATCGAAAGATGCCCATCGGCTGGAGGAGGTGGAGCGGGTTCTTCCTAAGAACTCGCTATATGCTGGTAGTAGAACACTGTCAGGTTGGTATAACGATGGACTTTATGACCTGGTCCGCGCTTGGACAACCAAGCGTGGTATCGGGTATAAAGTTGTCGCTTATATCCAACTGGAGCAGTGGGGTGATCAAATCCCGAGTCTGCGTGAGGATCTCCAGACGGCCAGAGGCTTTGTCCACAATGTGGTCTCTGCTAAAGGTCGTTTGCCTGAGAATCACGTGAATTCGTGAGTTGAGAATTTCCGTCTGGTTAGCCAGATTGGAAAGCCAAGGTACCTCGGAGATGTAGTACGGTTGCGTCAAAAACCAACTGTACTTGCAGCAACGAGATTGCGTAATAAGATAGATAAAAAGCGCGGGGAACTATAGGGCCTTGAACAAGCTCGCATATGAGCCGTCTTTCCGTGAGGAGAATCGCGACCATTGGTCGGTCATCACCTTCGTGGGACCTTCTAGCTATAATCAGAAATGGTTAATAGCGCCTTGAGAAATTAAGGGTGTGGTAACCTCTTAGGGATTATTTTAGTCCTTAAGAAGCCGGTTTAACCTCTTGGGAAAGAGACAACAATCCAAATATTATGCG